GCTGACAGAACCTCAAACCGAGGTTCTGGGCGAACGGGCGTTACTCACTACTCAATAGCATCTAACCGCTAGGCGGTGTGGCTCAGGTCGCACCGCCTGACGGTTTACGGCTAATAGTAAGGGAGAGACTAATGGTTTATATAGACGTGGACGACGTGCAAAGAGCGGAGCGGGTGGAGGAATTGCTCGACTTCTTAGATGGCGAGGGTGTCATCGTATCGGTGGAGGATTCGACGGTGTGCTTTGACCATTCGATATTTCTGAACGGCGAATGCTTGGAATGTAGTTATCCGCTCCAGGAGGTGCAGAGATGACGCAAGACGAACTGAGGAAAAAGGTTTTGGCGCAACTAGACGATTGGCATGGTCGCATTGCGACCATCGTCGATGAACTTGACGACATAGTTGACGAAATTAACAAGACGGAGCGGCTGTTCACGCCTGAAGATGAGGTGCAGAAATGACGCAAGAGCAGAGGAAGTGCCTGATGTATTCAGAACTGAAGGCAATCAACGAGTCATCGGTGAAGGCTGGGAGAAATCGTAATCTCCACTTTGAGAATCTTCCAATCACAGACGACGGGACAATCTACCCAGTTAGCTTCTCAATGTCTCACAACGACAGAGAGATGCGGACGGAAATAGTTCTCAACGACCAGGGATTGACGGTCTGGCTCGATATGAGTTTTGACGAGTTTGAAAACCTGAAAGTTTTCATAGCGTAAACAAGGAGTTAAGCCCACAGCGTCACCGCGCAACCAGCGCGGTGGGTCTCATAACTGCCGATGGTGTGGGCCATCGGTCTGAATCGGGATTAGAAAGGAGTGATTCAAGAATCCCACTAACAGTAGAAAGGGAGCCTATGGCTACCAACATGAGAGACCACAGCCAGACCGACCTGGGAGCAACGTATCCGATGTGGGTCTATAACCCAGTGCATCCATCTATGCGTGTTGCGGTAATCCGCATCACGCCCGAACTCGCGACGATGTGGTTGGAGCGAAACTCTGACAACCGCAAACTCCGAAAGCACCGCGCCGTCATGATGGCGCGAGAGATGACCGACGGCAACTGGAAGGCCAATGGCGAGTCCATATCGTTCGACACGTCTGGCGCAATCGTAGACGGTCAACACCGTTTGCAGGCCATCGTTAACTCTGGCGTCGTCTCGCCCGACACTCCCGTTGTTATGGGGATTGACCCATCGGTTCGCCCCACAGTTGACACGGGACTCAAGCGCAACGCCGCCGACGTTCTAGGGATGCGAGGAGAGTTATACGCCGCCTCATTGGCTGGCGCTCTTCAGACCTGGGCCGCGTACTACAACGGAGACATGAGGCGGCGCGAGACGTACCACAATCGGCTTTCTCACATTGAGGTGTTGGAGTGGTTAGACAGATGGCCTACCATCCGCGAATCAGTGGCAATCGGAGCGCGGCTGGCCTCTGGAGGACGGTACTGTCTTTCCGCGTCGGAGGCCAGTTTCGTCCACTTCGCTATTATCCAATCGGGCGCGGCCGAAAAAATAGCGGAAGCGTTCATCGCCGCCGTGTTGAGTGGGGCAGACCTTAAAGCGCACTCACCCATCCTGGCCCTCCGAAAGAGACTCAACGACGAGCAAAGGCCAGGACGGCGAGGATTCGACAAGCGCGAGAAGATGGCGCTAACTCTGAAAGCGTTCCAACTCTATCAGTCTGGAGTGTCTCGGAAGACTCTGAGATTCAACCAGGACGAGGAATTCCCGAATCTGGGAATCGCCACTCATTTCCAACGAGACTGGGACAGATAACGGAGCGTCCTGGGCATGACGAAAAACTGCCCATATCGAACGTAAACCAACATAATTATCATCAGGAAGGGAGGGCAAAATGCCCGCAGGAATCACAGAGACAGACGGCATGGCTTATGTGGGTCGAGTACCCTGGCACAAACTAGGGACAAAGGTTGAGGGCGACGCGATGACCGCAAAGGAAGCCATCGAGGCCGCGAACATGGACTGGACGGTTGAACTGGAGCCAATCTACTTTGCGCGACCATCTGGCGGTCAAAACTGGCACACCGAGATACCAGAGCAACGGGCCGCTGTCCGTCAGGACACCCAGACTGTTCTCGGCATCGTCGGGAATCGTTACCACGTCATCCAGAACACCGAGGCATTCAGCGCGTTTGATGCCATCGTCGGCGCGGGGGATGCCATCTATCAAACAGTTGGCACGTTGTGGGGCGGCAAAAAAATGTGGATACTCGCCAAGCTAACGGCGGGACGATACACGCTCGACAATGGGGATGCGCTGGAGTCCTACATACTGCTGGACAACAGCCATGACGGGTCGTCGGCCCTTCGGATGCGGCTAACCCAGGTGCGGGTGGTTTGCAGTAACACGCTGAGCATGGCGACGGGGAAACGAGCCTCTTTCTATGCCAGACATACATCTGGCATCAACTCCAAAATCTCTCAGGCCCGTGACCTTCTGGGTCTGAACGCGGTGTATATGGAACGATTCCTCGAACAGTGCAATCAAGTGGCAGAGGAAGCGTTCGACGCATCTGAGATGGAATCCTTGACTCGCCATCTCTTAGACCTAGACCCAGACAAGGGATTGGACGACCAGTACGGCATCAAGACCGATGCGGGGGAAGCCATGAACTCGCTGTTTTCCAGCGGTGTCGGGAACAAGGGCGAGACGAGGTGGGACGCCTTTAACGCCGTGACCGAATATCTGGATTACAGCAGAGGTTACGGCAACAGCGTTGACAGCGTTGGGTCTGAGGATGAGGCTGTCGTTGAGAAGCGTATCGCCAACTCTTGGTTCGGCGCGGGAGCGCATCAGGGCGAGGGTTTGCGACAGCGGACGTGGAGTCTGCTTCAGTTGCCCAAGCCGGAACTAAAAGTCGCTCTGATGCCGAAAGTCTCGGCGAGTTAGAACGTCTGCATAAACCTCTTGGCGTTGGTATAATAGATACCAGCGTCAAGGGGCTTTTTTTGGTTTATGGCCCCCGCAGAAAGGAGGGCAAATGCCATTTGGAAAGTGGGCCACGGTGACAGAGGCCGCCGAACATTACGGTGTGACTCGTCAGAGAATACACCAGCTAATAGGCAAGCAGATGTTGGGCCAGTGCAAGTTGGTGTCCATGCCGCGTGGGGACGTTTGGCTAATACCGTTCCCGTTTGACCGTAAAGTCGGACACGTTGGCAGGCCACCCATAGTTAACAAAGAGAGGGAGACCAATGGAATTGACTCAATTGGAAGAGGCGGTTGATTTTACGTTTGACGAACTAGTTGAAGAACTGGTGAACGTCAAGAAAAGAATCGAGAACATGAGAGAAGGCCAGTGGATGCTGGAGAGGCGCATCCTAGAGGTCATGGAAGAGCGTGGCGCGACGGTAGCCAAAGCGGACGGGTACGACGTGACTATTACTCGTTCGGTCTCTTATGACGCTGGCATACTCGCCGCGTTGCGAGAGATAACACCGCCGGAAGACCTGGAGCGCATCTACTACCCAGAGCATGACGAAGTGGTGCGGAAGCCCGAGAAGTGGAACATGCAACAGGGTCGCCGATTGGCGAAGCTGGGGCATGAACACGCCGCGATAATCGAGGACGCCAAGATTTACGGAAACCCCGCAATCAAAATAAAAGAGAGAGAGAGTTAAACAGATGGAAAACATAGAAACACAGTGCGACATTGTGGCAGTCAGAGACGATAACAACTGGCGATACTCCATCGACGCGGATATTCCCGCGTTCGGGACTCGCACGTTCAAATATCTGTCATGGCGCAAGGGCCAGGGAGACCCGCCCGAAGTTGGACAGCGAGGCATCGGGACGTTCGAGCCGTACCGCCGCTCCAACTACTACATCAAACAGGGAGCAATCACCGAGGGTGAGGTGGACGGCACAGAAGAAAAGTGGCAGATTGATTGGAACATGGTTGGATATCGCGCCATTGGGAGCGTGTCCCAAAACGGGGCAGGGGAAAGCATAGCCCCAGCCTCTAGCATCGCTCCCACAGCATCCTCGGCGCCCACAACCAACGGTGGGGCGGTGTTCCTCGATGCTGACCGCTCTGTCAGGCTGAAAGAGGAGAACGTCAACGACAGAGAGGCCGTCAGGAATGTCATTGCGATGGAAGAGCCTGGAAGCCTGACGATTGAGGGATTGATTGAACTGGCTGAACCTCTCGCGAACTGGTACAACACGAGGCTTGCCGCTCGACTCGCTGGCGGTATTGTGGGAGCCGCCCAGGCGGCAGGGGCCACCGTGGTCTCTGTTGTTTCAGACGATGACTTCTCAACCTTTGAGCCTCACGGGGCCGACACCACGCCGGAGCCAGAGCCGCCAACAATCGAGGACATTCTGGGAGGGCCAGAGGTGCCGCGGATTCGGAATAGGGCCGCTCTGGGCAAGTGGACGGCGGCGATGGGTTGGTCGAAGGCTCAGATTGCGGCGGTGTTGCAGAATCACGGGTTCGCCACTTCTGCCGCGTACCTCAAGGAAGATGAAAACACGGCGCAGGGACTCGCCGAGTTGTTGCTTGAGGAAATCGAAGAATAATGCCATGCACTCCTGACAATTGCGACATTCACGATTTCATGGTGGCGTCAGGCTCTGCATGGTGTCGAATGGAATACGCAAAACGCAGTTCGGAGGGTTCTCGGCTGGCCTCAGAGATGGGGCTGGCCGATGCCATTCTACGCGTGGGTGATTTAGTGGAGGAATTGCTGGAAGAGCGGAAGTCCCGATTCAAGCCGAGCCGTCAGCAGACCGAAGCCAAGCCACCCGCCCGACGGGGAGGAACTCCGTTATGACAAACGAACTATCAGTTCCGACCCTTGATGTCATGGGTAACACCTACGTCGTCCGCTGGGACGAGGGTGTAACCGTGAGAATGACCAGAATATACGAGCATCGCGACTATCATGTTGATGCTGAGATAACCATCCAGGACGAGAACGAATTGGCTCCGCATTTGCTGGGGCCAATTCGCACGTCTATCACAAAGACGTGGAGAGCCGTTATCGCCGACCTGGAGAGGTTGTCCGAGCGTTTGGATTGGCGGCAGAGGCTCACCCAGGCAACTATTCTAGTGCTTGAGACGTACAGGGCCGGAACTCCTGTTCTGGCTCTCGGCGCGATGCCGCCACCTCAACCCACAGAGCAAATTCTATCCGGCATAATGTGGGAGGGTATGCCGACGTTGATATACGGCCCAGGTGGAGTGGGCAAGAGCATTCTGGCGCTTAACTTCTTGTCCGCAATACATACGGGCCATGATGCGGGTGGCTTAACTGCCAAACAGTCTAATTGTCTGATACTGGATTGGGAGACATCGGAAAATCAGACATGGTGGCGCAACCGCGAGATTCTTCAGGCCAGAGAAATCGACCCAGGCCACTGGCCCGACCCTGACGCGCCGAGAGGTGGCAGAACCGGAATGGTTTACTACCGTTTTATGGCAGGCCCGTTAGCCAACGACGTGGAGTTCCTGAAGGCTCAAATAGCGGAGAAGAACATCGGAACCATCTGCATAGACTCAGCAGGGCCAGCCTGCGGCGGGGAACCGGAGAGCGCAGGCGCGACCCTGTCATTCTTCGAGGCTCTGCGTAGTCTCAGCGACCACGACAGACCGCTCCAGTCCCTAATTCTGGCCCACGTCACTCATGCGGCCCGTAAGGGAAACAACGCATCCCCCTTCGGGTCGGTGTACTGGATGAACATTCCCCGAAACACTTTCGAGTTGCAATCATCGCAGTCGAGCAACGCGAACCACTCCGATTATGCCCTGCACCACCGCAAGTCGAACCTGGGGCCGTTGCGCGACCCGATAGGCATTCGGCTGACGTGGGAAAAAGGCTGTACCATTGAGGAGTTAAACATCAGAGAGAACGCCCAACTTGCGGCGGGTCTGCCATACGCGGAGAGGGCGTTAATGCTGATTGAGAGAGACGGGCCGCAGTCTGCTGAGACTCTGGCCGAACTGTTGGATGCCACCATGAAAGTCATCACCGCCACTCTGTCCCGCGATGACAGATTCACAAGCGTCGATGGCAAGTGGGAGAGTTCGGAGACTAACTGGTAATGGAAAAAGAGACGTATCAAGTGGTGATTCAACCCGCCAGAATACTTCGATGCCCGCTCTGCTTTGAGCATCTAACATTACGCCTCAATATCGAGGAAGCTGGGAAGCATCCTCGATTCTGGAGCGGATGGGAATGCCAGGGAGAGTGCGAGGTTACTTGGACGAATCTCGATGGACGCAAAACGCCCAGGTAACCCATAGAGACGAGTTATCTGGGCGTCTAACACTTTACACAGGACAACCTATTAACAACTGGGATATAGCAATCTGTTAACAGATAGAAAGGGGCAATATGAACAGAGCAATAAGAGCGGCGGACGGGCGAGTGGTGGCAGTGTTAGACGGACAGACCTTGGTTAAAAAAGTTGTCGCCGCCCAGCACATGCTACGCAAGCCGCCGTCGTGGGCTTTCGATGCCGCGACCATAGAGGACGCCCTGTCCGGCAATGCGACCAGCATTGAGGTCTGGGCGACGGACGAGGGCATAATCTACACGTCAACAATGCCGAACTTTCTGACGTATTCGTTCGCGCTCGACAGAGGACACAGCCCACAACTCGCCATGCCAATCCGATACTGGGAACAATTCGTAGACCATCAGGGTTCGCCTGAGAGGACACCAAAATATACACGGTACGATGGGCAACTGGGTTTGCCTCTGGACTTGCCGCCAGAGGAGGCGTCTAATGAACGCTTGCCCTAGATGCGAAGCGCGTCTCGTGCAGTGCTATGCCACAGAGCCGCCTGGGTGCGTCAAATGCGGGTGGGAGGACTATATTCACCCATTGCCAAAGCGGGAGCGAAAGCGGGACGGCCTCTTGGGTGGTTTGACGACGAAAATCAGGTATATCGGCTTCGCGCCATCTTTGGAGGATGTGACGATGGAGGTGAGAGTTGAGCGGAACGAGGCGGCTATGTCCGGCATAAGGACAACGCCGTCATGCCCGTATGATTTGAAGCCGATGAAGGTAGTTCCGAAAAACGGGTACGGCTCTCGCAAAAACGAGCAGACCTATAAATGCCCAACTCGTCATCGTGCCGTTATTTCATCAAGCGCCAACGGCGACATGAGGGGCTGGATGTGACGAGCCGAAACATGCAGGATAACTGTTAACCAGCACTTGGATAACTGTTAACCCTTGTTGTAGTAGTTATAACCATATACCCCTAGCCCCTAAAGGGGCGTAGGGGGTATATGTGGGAGTTATAGAAAGGTTGAGATATTGGAGTCGTTAACGATTGAGGTTATGCCGGATAACAGACTGTCAAAAAACGGTCTGCGGAAATCTAATTGGAGAGTGTCCCAGAAGTTGTCGGCAGAGGCGCGAGAGGTGGCATTCATTCTAGGACTTGCCGAGATGCCGTCGAACTGGGAAACGCCGGACAAGGCTACTGTATCCATCACACAGTTCCACGCTCGAAGGCCGATGGACTACGACGGGCTGGCTTGTGCCGTCGCGCCGTCTATTGATGGGCTGGTTGACTGTGGTATTCTGACCGACGACGACCCACAACATATTGTGTCCTACACCATCAACCATGAGAAAGTTAGCACGATGGCAGAGAATCGGGTGGCGATAACAGTTACGCCCGTGGGCGAATAGGAGGTGGGCTGATATGAGCGAGGCATTGCATTGCGACTGTGACGTTGACGAAAATAGGCGGGAATTCTATTTCCATCTTCCCAATTGCCTTGTGGGAGCCGTTCTAGCAATGGCGAGTGCCTTGATTATCCAAGACAATGACGCCACCGATGGGATGGGCGCTGTCGAAGTCCTGGGTATGGTTGTGCGGGACGGCTTGGGGGATATAGCGAGAGCCGTGTCGGGGGAGTACTAATGCCGAAGCGTAAACAGCCAGGGCATTACCCAACGGCCCAGGTCAGGGCCAACGCCGAGACCCGCCGATACCAAACGCTGGAACTGTACAAGGGTGGCGCGACAGAGAAGCAAATCGCCGAGACTCTTGGCGTCTCAAAGGCTTTGGTTCACAAGGACATCAAGCGCGTCCTGAGTGATTTGGCCCAGAAGTATTCCGGCATGGCCGACGCGATACGCGCCCTCCAGATGGACAGATACAGCACCCTCTTGAGCCGCTGGTGGCCCCAGGCTCTGAGCGGAGACGTTGAGGCCACGCGGATGGTTATGTCCATCATGCACAGAATCTCTGAGATTAACGGCGTGATTCCAAAAGAGCCATTAATCACAATTGACCAACGCTCCATACACCTAACGCAGGGCGAGGTCACATTCTCGATAGAGGCGGCAAGCAGTGACAACACAAACGGCAACAGCCCCGACCATCTCATATCGCAGACCCTCCCTGTACGAGAAACAGGAATCGGCGATATTCAGCCCTGAGAGGTACAGCGTAATTGAGGGCTCCACCAAATGCGGCAAGACCGTGGCCTGCATCGCGTGGATACTAGAACAGGCTATGCACGGGCGACCTGGGCAAGCGTTCTGGTGGATTTCACCCGTGTATCCCCAGGCTCGCATCGCATATAGAAGGCTCAAGCGCGGCCTTCCTCAGACCCTGTACACCGCCAACGAGAGCGAACTAACTGTCACCCTGATTAACGGGGCAGTCATCTCGTTCCGTTCGGCTGAGAAACCTGACAACCTATTTGGCGAGGACGTATATGCGGCTGTGCTGGACGAGGCAACGCGAATGCGCCAAGAGGCTTGGTTCGCCATCCGCACCACGCTGACCGCCACAAGGGGAGCCGTCAGGATTATCGGCAACGTCAAAGGCCGCCGGAACTGGGCATACCAGTTAGCCCGTAGGGCCGAGGGCGGGGAACCTGGGTGGCATTATGCCAAGTTGACTGCGGCCGACGCGGTAGAGGCTGGCATTGTGGCAGAGGGCGAGATTGCCCAGGCTCAGAGACAACTGCCCGCCGCCGTGTTCCGCGAGTTGTACTATGCAGAG